TAAGCATAATTACCCCCTTTACTGTACGCGATAAGGGTAACGGAACAACAAGTTCAAGGTCAGCCGAAGTTACATCAACATTAGTATAAAAGGAGTTAAAACTTCATGAGAAATATTCAAGCAATAGGACGGGGATATAGCGGCTCTAGCAGCGTATTAACCTCGCTGGCAAACGCAGAGGTGTTGGCACACCTAGAAGACGAAGCAGGTTATTACAATTTTTGTCTGCAGGTTTTTAACGATGCATCGATTTCTATTAATGGTTCGGCCCTTATATTTATTGCCGCAAACACTACCTTTGAAACGGACTCAAATGATGCGCCAATAATATCATTAAAGTTTGCGGAGAGTGGTGTACAATTCACATGGACTGGCGCGTATTAATGAAGGGAGCTGATGATACTTGCAAATACCAATTCTAAGCCAACTTTTCAAGGCGCGGGCCTCTCCAAAGAACAGCATGTGGAGTCCGGCATATAACTTTTTCTTTGGCAGCACTTCCAGCGGCAAGACGGTAAACGGAAGAACAGCCATGCAGACAACAGCAGTATACAGCTGTGTGCGTATACTCTCAGAAACCATAGCATCACTTCCATTGCATACCTACAGATATACCGTTAAAGGCAAAGAGAAAGCGGGCGACCACCAATTATATAATCTGCTCCATGCCGAGCCAAATCCTGAGATGACTTCATTCGTGTTCAGAGAAACACTGATGAGTCATCTTTTGTTATGGGGAAATGCCTATGCTCAAATAATACGTGACGGCAGAGGACAAATATTGGCACTCTATCCTTTGCTTCCCGACAGGATGAGCGTTGATAGAACCAAAAGTGGTGAACTGTATTACACCTACAACTCGGACAATAATGGGCTTTTGACCTTGAGAAGTGATGATGTGCTGCATATACCGGGACTGGGCTTTGATGGCTTGATAGGCTACTCGCCCATTGCTATGGCAAAAAATGCGATAGGCATGGCGATAGCAACAGAGGAATACGGCGCTAAGTTCTTTGCAAATGGCGCTAACCCCGGTGGTGTGCTGGAGCATCCTGGAATTGTCAAAGACCCCAAGCGAGTTCGTGAAAGTTGGAATGCTGTTTATCAAGGCAGTGATAATGCTCATCGTATAGCAGTCTTGGAAGAAGGTATGAAATTTAATGCAATAGGCATACCCCCTGAGCAAGCGCAGTTTCTGGAGACTAGGAAGTTCCAACTTAATGAGATTGCAAGGATATTCAGGATACCGCCTCATATGATAGGCGACCTTGAAAAGTCCAGCTTTTCAAATATAGAACAACAGAGTTTAGAGTATGTGATATATACGCTAGACCCTTGGGTTATTCGATGGGAGCAAGCATTGCAAAAGGCACTGTTTTCTGCTACTGAAAAAAAGGAATATTTCATTAGGTTTTCAGTGGACGGGTTACTTCGAGGCGACTATGCTTCTCGAATGTCGGGCTACGCTGTCGGCAGGCAAAATGGTTGGTTATCAAGTAATGACATAAGAGAGCTTGAAAATCTGAACAGTATACCAGAGGAGCAGGGTGGAGACCTATACCTAATAAATGGTGCGATGACTAAGCTTGCCGATGCAGGCGCATGTTATGTTAAGTAAGTGAGTTGAAAATGCTTGAAAAGCACTGATTTCGGTCGGTGCTTTTCTCTTTCTCAACATAATCACTTACTTCACATAAAATGCGTTATGTTTAGCTAAACATAACGCATTTGCAAACAAAAACAATACTGGATAGGAGGATAAATAAAGTGAATAAAAAGTTTTGGAATTGGGTTAAAAACGAGGACACACGAACATTGTATCTTGATGGAGCGATTGCTGAGGAGTCATGGCTTGGAGATGAAGTAACGCCTAAACAATTTAAGGCAGAGCTTTTTAGCTGCGAGGGTGACATCGCAATTTGGATTAATTCACCCGGCGGAGATGTATTTGCTGCCAGCCAAATTTACAATATGCTGATGGATTACAAGGGAAAAGTTACTGTAAAGATTGATGGGATGGCGGCAAGCGCGGCATCAGTTATTGCAATGGCAGGCACTGAGGTACAAATGTCCCCCGTAGCAATGCTCATGATTCATAATCCCATGACCATAGCCTTTGGCGACACGGAAGAAATGGCAAAAGCTATTTCCATGCTAGACGAGGTCAAGGAAAGCATCATCAATGCCTATGAAATAAAAACTGGGCTTTCAAGGTCAAAGCTGGCACATCTTATGGATGCGGAAAGTTGGTTTAACGCAAAAAAGGCTGTAGAGCTTGGATTTGCAGACAGCATCATGTTTCAGAAAGAAGCTGAAATGGCACCTTCAAACGAAGGTGTCATTTTTAGCAGAATGGCAGTCACAAACTCAATTTTAAGCAAGCTTCCGCACAAGGAAAAGCAAGCAGGCACACCGATAAGCGTGTTGGATACACGATTAAATTTAATAAAATAACGGAGGAAAACAAAATGAGCAAGATTTTAGAATTGCGTGAAAAACGCTCAAATCTATGGGAACAAACAAAAGCCTTTCTTGATTCCAAACGGGACGAGAAGGGCTTGATTTCTATTGAGGACACAGCAACCTACGAAAAGATGGAAGCTGATGTAGTATCCATGGGCAAGGAAATAGAACGCCTTGAGAGACAAGCAACCATGGATATGGAATTATCCAAGGCAGTTAATACCCCTATTGTAGGGAAACCAACTGTCACAGAGGAAACAAAAACAGGCAGAGCGACTGACGAGTACAAGGGCGCCTTCTGGAAGACAATGCGTAACAAGTATAATTATGATATTGTAAACGCACTGCAAGTCGGGACAGATTCTGAGGGTGGCTACCTTGTGCCTGATGAGTTTGAAAATACCCTTATAGAGGGCTTGCAAGAAGCAAACATATTTAGAACACTAGCCAATGTAATTAGCACTTCTTCCGGGGACAAGAAAATACCAGTGGTTGCATCAAAGGGCATTGCTACATGGACTGATGAGGAAGCACCTATTACAGAAAGCGATGATGTGTTTGGGATAGTAAATCTTGGCGCGCACAAGCTCTCCACCATGATAAAGATTTCAGAGGAGCTGCTTAATGATAGCATGTTCAATCTGGAAAAATACATAGCAAAGGAGTTTGTTCGCAGGATTGGCAGCGCAGAAGAGGAAGCCTTTATTACAGGTAATGGCACAGGGAAACCAACAGGTGTTTTAGTAAGTGGTGAAGTGGGCTTAACTGCTGCAAGCGCTACTGCTATTACATTAGACGAAATGATAGACTTGTTCTATTCATTAAAAGCACCCTATCGTAGAAACGCTCAGTGGCTAATGAATGATGCAACTGTAAAATCCATAAGGAAAATGAAGGACGGCAGCGGCCAATATCTGTGGCAGCCATCTTTGCAAGCAGGCAACCCTGACACCATTCTCAACAGACCAGTTCAAACTTCTAGCTTTGTTCCAACAATAGGAGCAAGTGCAAAAACTATGGCCTTTGGTGATTTCAGCTACTACTGGATAGCAGACCGCCAGGGTAGAACCTTCCAACGCCTTAACGAGCTATACGCCATGACAGGGCAAGTAGGGTTTAGAGCAACTCAACGGGTTGATGGCAAGCTAACATTAACCGAAGCAATCAAAGTGCTTCAGCAGAAAGCGTAGGTGGCGTATGAGTTATAACACAAAGAATTACACAGAGCAAGGCGGGGACAAAACTGTAATTGGCGGCACTCTCGAAATTAAAGAGGGCGCTATTGTAACAGGGCTACCGAGCACTGGTTATACTCTTCCGCAGGCAATAGCGGAAGCACTGGGTGGTGTTAAGGCATCACCAAAGCTTGAGACTGATACCGTAGAAGCAAAAATCGGTGAGAACGGCAAGCTATATGTGCCGGGATATCCCACTATTCCTGAAACACAAACAATTCCTGTTGCAGAAAATCAAACGGCAAGCACCGCAGCCACTGTGGAGGCATTGGTAACAGACTTCAATGCGCTACTTGCAAAACTGAAATCAGCAGGCATTATGGCAGCAGACGAATAAAGAAGGGTGGCGGTGACAATGGAAACCTTGCTTCAAAAGGTCAAAGCAAATTTAATACTTGCCCATAACGAAGACGATGCATTGCTTCAAAGTTACATTGCCGCCGCCACTTCTTATGCAGAAGGCTATCAAAAAAAAGCAGAGGGTTATTATACCGATAATCCTATGCATCCAACCACAGAGCAGGCAGTAATTATGCTCTCAAGCCATTTCTATGAAAGTAGAGATGGCTCTACTGCCGGCTTTTTTGCCGACAATGTGCAAGCGGCAGGACAGGTGTGGGATACGGTGCATTTGCTATTAAGATTGCAAAAGGATATGATAATATGAGCTTTGGCAAAATGAATACATTAATTAGTATTATAAGCACAGAACCTGCAAAGGACGCAGATGGTTTTGTAACAACTGGTGACCGTGTGCTGGCTTCGATTAGAGCATATAAAGAGGAGCGACATGGGAATGAAGCTTGGAAGAATAGGGCTGCCTTCACAAGCGCAACAGCTATGTTTCGTTTTAGAAAAATACCAAATGTACAGATTACTACATCATTGACTATTGCATGCGCTGATGAGAGATACAACATCATTTCTGTTGAGGATGTCAAGGGGCGTGGCATGTATATGGA